GGGTGAGGCATGGATCCTGGAGTGACTGGATGGTGATTAGACACCTTCATCCTGTCACTGCAGGATCCTTTGACGTTCCTGTCCCCAGCCCCTACATGTTGCGGTGCCCTACCCCGACGGCTTAACACTCGCTACGCACTCCGGAAGACGAAGGGCCGTCAGTCCTCGGGAGTCCATCAACTATCACGACTCGATGATGGCGAAGGCGGTGCTCGCGCACTTCCTGAACCTCGACGGCGGTGGCGGATCCTACGCCCTCGCCGAGACCCAGTCGGACCTTTTCATCCAGTCGCTGCAGACCATCGCGGACTGGATCGCGGACACCGCCACGCAGCACATCGTGGAAGACCTCGTGGACCTCGCATTCCCGGACTGGTCCGGGGTGTGCCCGCGCATCGTCGTGGACCCCATCGCCTCGAAGAAGGAGTTGGCGATGGATGTCCTGGCGACGCTGGTGGACAAGAAGGTCATTCAGATGGACAAGCCTCTCGAGGAGCATGTGCGTCGTGTGTCCTCGTTGCCGGCGAAGCGACCGTTCAAGGAAGCCGTCGACGCCGGTGATGCCCTGCCGAAGGACGAGCAGGCGAAGAGCGCGGACCCTGAGCAGCTGTCGAAGCTCGCTGCGGCGCAGAAGACACTGATCGAGTCCGGCATGTCTGCGGAGGACGCGGCGAAGATCACCGGTCTGGACAAGCTGCTTGAGGATGATCCCGGCGAACCGCCGGGGGAGGAGGTGGTGCCTCGTGAGTGAGGTTCTGCTGTACGGCGAGATCGGGTGGGAGTGCACTGCGTCGGACATGGTCCGGCAGGTGCAGGACGCTGAGGGTGATCTCCTGGTCCGCGTTAACTCGCCTGGTGGCGATGTCTACGACGGTCTGGCGATCATGAACGCGCTGCGGGCGCACCAAGGAACCGTCACTGCGGTGGTGGAGGGCCTGGCCGCTTCGGCCGCGTCGTTCATCGTCGTCGGCGGCGCTGACCGGGTGGTCGTCCGCCCGACCGCGGAGATCATGATCCATGACGCTATGAGCTTCGTTGGCGGGAACGCTGCGGAGATGCTCGCGGCGATCACGGACCTGGAACGGATCTCCGACAATCTCGCGTCGATCTACGCCGACCGTGCCGGTGGTGATGCCGCCGAGTGGCGGGATCGGATGAAGGCCGAGACGTGGTTCTCCGCACAGGAGGCGGTGGACGCTGGTCTCGCTGACGCGGTGGAGGACGGACGGCCGGCCGAGTCTGACCGCGTTCCGGTGTCGGCACTGTCCCGGACTCGGGTCGCCGCGAAGTTCCGCTATCAGGGTCGCCGGGCTGCCCCGGCACCCGACACAACCAGCCCTCCGGGGCATGAGCGAAAGGAGCTGCACGTGAGTGCACTCGCTGACCTGGCCCGTGAGATGGGTCAGGACGAGAACAAGATGAAGGCGGCTCTCGGTCGCTTCCTGAACGAGGAGGTCACTCTGACCTCAACCATCGACATCACCTACCCAGAGGGCACCACCGTGGTCCCGACCGGTTCGGTGACCGTCGAGCCGAGTGGTGGTGAGCCGACCCCTCCGGGCCTGGTCTTCGCCGTGGGTGAAGCGCCTGAGGGTTGGTCGGCTGAGGTGGAGGAGGCCACGGGTGTCCTCACTGTCACCGCCCCCGCTGGTGCGGAGCCTGACGAGGAGGTCACCGTGACCGTCACTGTCACTGGCAATGATGAGCCGGTGGAGCTGCCTGTCACCATCACCGTGAAGTCCGCTTCCGGTGACGGCGAGGAGTCTCCCACCACTGATCCCGCTACGGCACCTGCCGGACCGGAGATGGTCACCGTCCCCGCCGACACTCTCGCTGCTCTGCAGGTCGCCGCGAAGTACGGGTGGGCTGCGAAGGAGCAGGCGGAAGATTCCGCCCTGGTCGCAGAGGTCGATGGGTTCATCCGTGACGGTCAGGCTGTCGCCGCGAATCGTCAGAAGATCATCGACGCGGCCCGGAAGAACCCGCAGGTTCTCGCCGACTACCGGCAGGTACCGAAGAACCTCATCCCGGTCCGGGAGATCGGCCACGGTCGTGATCCTGAGACCGCCGAGGAATCCGTGTCCACTGACCTTCGGTCCCGTGCCGCACGGTCCAACCTCTTCCCGAAGCCCCGGGTCTAACCCCCGGATCACAACACAGAAACGGAGGACAGTATGTCCAATCCCACTTTCTCTTCCGGCAACCTGACCCGCGAGGCAGGTAAGCCGGTCGTCAAGTTCCACCTCGTCAAGACCGTCGACGGGAAGGTCGAGCACAATGATGCCGCCACCTTCCCGTACGGTGCGGTCACCGAGTCCGCCGAGCCGAAGACCGACCCGGATATCAACGACACGACCCATGGTCTGCCGTTCATCGTCCGGGTCCACACCGAGCAGTCGGTGGTGAAGCTCGCCACCGAGGACACGTTCGCCCTGGAGGATGCGGTGTTCGCCGCGGCTGACGGTGCGGTCGCCAAGACCGGATCGGTGAAGGTCGGTGTCGCCGCTGGCGAGACTGACGGAGGTCTTGTGCGTGTCCACCTGTTCCACCCCGCCATCCTCGGCGGTGCCGGAGCGGCAGAGGGAAACGACTAGGGGGCGTCCTGCCCCTCACCCTGGGCTGACGCCCCTACCAATCCTTTCCGCGGGCAACCCCCTACCTCCCACAACGGAAGAGCCGGTTTTCTCATGCCCGCACGAATCCTCATGAAGGAGGACAATCATGGCCGAGCACCTGACCTCTGCCTTCGGCGGCGACACGATCACCGTCGACGAGGCGATCAAGGACCCGACTTTCATCCCCGAGCGCATCCTCGAGAACCTCGACGGCGCGTTCCTCGAAGCCGCACTGTTCCGCGACGGCGGTTCCAACGACGGCGTCGTCGCCTACCGCGAGGCAGCGTCCCCGTACCTCAACGACAACGCGGAGAACGTCGCCGAGTTCGCGGAGATCCCGGTCTCCGACCTCAACCGCGGCAAGCTGCAGAAGATCATCGGAGTCAAGACCGCTCTGGCGGTCCGCATTTCCTGGGAGATGCGCCGCTTCAACAAGATCGACATGCTGTCCCTGCAGACCACCGCGCTGCAGAACACCATGGTCCGCAACGGTGTCGAGGCAGCCCTCGACGCGTTCGACAAGTCCGGTGTCCAGCAGCTCGCCGTCGCATCCGACTGGGAAGACGCCAACGCTGACCCGGTGCGCGACATTCTCCGAGCCAAGCGCCTGATCTCCCTGGCCAAGTCCCCGGACGACGAGAACGCGCTGATGGGCTACAAGCCGGACATCATCGTCCTCAACGAGGCGACCCTCGACCTGGCGATGTTCTCGGAGTCCACCCAGAAGCTCTACCGCGGCAACGTAGCCGACCAGAACCCGCGCTACACCGGCGTGTCCGCCGACCGTCTCGCGGGCCTGCAGATCGTCACCAGCCCGTGGATCCCGGAGGGTGAGGTGTACGTCATGGAGTCCGGCACCGCCGGCTTCGTCTCCGAGGCGCAGCCTCTCACCCTCACCCCCCTGTACTCCGAGGGTGGGGAGCAGACCTACGGCGGCCCGAATCAGTCCTGGCGCACCGATGCTTTCCGGCACCGGATCATCGCCGTGGACAACCCCCTGGCCGTCGTGAAGCTGACCGGGGTGGAGCCGTGAGCCTGACGGCCCGCGTGTCCTGGCCAAGCGCCGGCGAAGGCGGTCGGACGATCTGGTACCGGCCCGGTGACCAGATCCCCGAGGACCACCCGAAGCGTGATTGGCTGCTCCGCCGCGGCATTGCCGTTGACGGTGAGCTCCATCCTGCCCCTGCTGCGGCTCCGGATGCGGTGGAGCCGAAGCATGCTGCCCCTGAGCCGGCTTCCGACGTGGAGCCTGAGGTGAAGCGCCCGGCCCGTGCCGCGTCGGTGGACATGTGGCGCTCGTATGCGGTGGCTCTCGGCATCGATCCGAAGGGCTTGTCGAAGCAGGAGATCATCGCCGCAACCCGATAGGAGGCTGCCATGCTCGTCACGCTTGATGACCTAGCTTCGCGCCTTCCGGTCGCCCTGTCGCCGGATGATGCGGGCCGGGTGGAGGTTCTTCTCGGTGATGCTGAGGAGATCGTCCGGGACGCGTTCGCCCGTGTGGGCCGTGACTTCGATGCTGAGGCTGCTGCGTCACCGTGGCTGGATCATGCCGCCAAGCGGGTGATCCGGGACATGGTCGCCGCGGCGGTGCTGATCGGCCCGTCTGTCGGCAAGTCGTCCGTGTCGTCTACAACCGGTGCCGAGTCCGATTCGGAGGCGTACTCCTCGGACACGCTGAAGGTCACTGGCTTTGGCCGTCTGATTCTCACTGCGGCACACAGGGACGAGCTCGGGCTGCCGGTCACTGCGCTGGCGTCCGGGTCGTTCCCGGCGCCGTGGCGGTGGCCGGAGCGGAGGCTTCGATGAATGAGGCGTTCGAACCGGTGGAGATCCGTGATCGACCGCGGGTCGATGATGATGGTGATCTGATCCCCGGCACGGGGTCAGTGACGGTGACTTGCCGTGTGCAGCCCTTGGTCCTGGATCAGGATGTGGGCGTGGATCGGGAGGGGACGGCTGAGCAGTTGCGGGTGTTCGCCCCGTCTGGCACGGCGGTGTCTGCGGAGTCTGAGGTGGTGATCCGTGGCAGGGTGTTCCGTGTCGTGGAGCCGCCGCATGACTACGCGGCGTTCCGGCGGCCGCGCCTGGCGCGTCACCACCCTTCCACGGTGTTCGTCTGTGAGAGGGGTGAGGGCTAATGGCAGGGAAAGGCAAGGGGCCGCGATTCGGGTTCAAGCCCGCCTTTTACAAGCGGGCGATGAAGGAGCTCGGGCCGCAGCTCGAGAAGAAGGGCAATGAGATCGCTGGGGCGGTCGGCGGTGGATACGAGGCTGATTCTCGGTTGAAGTATGACCGCAATGGACGTCCGGTGGTTCTTGTGGCTCTGAAGCATCCGAATGGTGCGGCGATTGAGGTCCGCGACGGGCTGTTGTCTAAGGCGGCCCGGTCGAAGGGCGCGACGGTTCACCGCTACGGGAAGGGGTGACCATGCTGCAGCAGCAGGATGCTCCCCGGTTGATCCGTGGTGGTCTCCGTGGGGTGCTGTCGTGCCCGGTGCGGTCGGAGTTGCCGTCTGGGTGGACGCCTCGGGATGGTCCGGTGGTGACTGTCGTGTCGGATGGGTCTGATGCTCGTCATCCTGCGTGGGATCGTGAGGTTGTCCGTGTCGTTGCTTACGGCGAGTCGGAGCCTGTGGCTCGTGAGCTCGCAGCATCGGCTGATGAGTGGCTGATCGATCCTCGTCGCCCGCCTGGTGTCCTCGTGTCCCCGGCCGGTGGGCTTGCTCTGGCCCGTGATTCGTCCCTCGGTGGATGGGTCGCTTCGGTCACGGTCGTGGTGTCTACACCGCGCCGCTGACCTTCTACACAAAATTCTTGCCCCGTCGTGGTTTTTCACGTCGGGGTTTTCGCATTCCTGAAGGAGGAATCATGGCTGATCTTGAAATCGATCTGACCGCGGCGAACTACGAGACCGCGCTGATCACCCTCGGCGTCACGGGCGCCCTGCACTACGGCCCGTACGGTACTGAGCTGCCGGTGAACATGGCGGAGCCGAAGGCGCCGATGGTGGATCTCGGGTGGCTTTCTGACGCTGGTATCAGCGAGTCGCTGAACCAGGAGCGGTCGGACTGGAAGCCGTGGCAGGCTACGAGCCCGCAGCGCGGTCAGGTCACGTCGGAGGAGGCTACCTTCACGGCCACCCTGTGGTCCGTCGGTGGCCTGGCGAACGCCCTGTACTACGGCGTCGCCGAGGAGGACATGACCTACGACGAGGATTCTGGCGTCACCCGCTTCGAGACCGGTGCGGAGCTTCCGGAGGACTTCCGCTTCTGCCTGACCGTCACTGTCCTCGACGGTAAGAAGGCGCGACGGTACCTGATGCCGGCGTGCTCCATCACGGAGCGCGGTGATCTCACCTACACGAACACTGACCTGGTGGGCTACGAGCTGACGTTCAAGGCCAACTTCGACGCTACGGCCGGGTACGCGATTGCCCGAGAGTTCAAGGAGGGCTGGAAGCCGGGCACCGCTGGTTCCACCCTGGTGGGCGGTTCTGCGAAGTCGCTGGGCGACTGGTCCACCGATGTCAACGCCGGCGGAACCGACCCGGAAAACCCCTAGAGGGGCGTCTGGGGGAAACGTCCCTCCCGTTCGCCATTTCCTGAACAGGGGCACTGACTGAAAGGAGCCACACTGTGGCAAAGACTGATTTCGCCTCTGGCGACAAGCTGACCGCTGAGCAGATGAATGAGCTCGGCACCGAGCTCAATGACAAGGCTGACCGATCGGATATCCCGTCTGTCCCGGCCACCCCGACCGCCGACACCCTGTCTGGTGCCACCGCGGTAGGCAAGTCCGTGATCAAGGCCGCTGACGCCGCTGCGGCACGGACCGCGATCGGTGCCGGCACGTCGAACGTCAAGGTCGGCACCGGTGCTGGTGACGCCCTCGCTGGTAATACCTCGATTCCCGCCGCGACCCCGGCCGGTACCCGAGCCCAGCTCGACGCCGGTACCGACACCACCGTCCGTGCATTCAGCGCGAAGGACATCTCCGACTACGTCGCGGCGCAGATCGCCGCGGCTGCCGGATAGGAACGCGGGGCCGGGAATCCTGGCAGGTCGCCCGGCCCCACCCAGCACTCTGCACAACCGACCTGCCACCCCATTCCTCACGCCCCCGCACCAACCGGTGACCGGGGGCACTTCCTATGAAAGGACCTGCCATGTCCAACGACATCGACCTCACCTCCATGCTCGAGCAGCGCGCCGAAGCCCTCAAGATCGACAACGGCACCCTGTTCCCCTTCACCGTCGGCGGCAAGGAGTTCCACGCCATCGCGCAGGAACTCGCCCCCCTCGACTGGAAGAACCATCTCTCCGAACTCCAGGACGATGCTCGCGCCAACCTCATCAGCGCGGACACCCTGCGCGAAGAGATGATCGCCCTGTTCCTCCCCGACGAGGCAGAGGACTTCACCACCCACATCGCCACCTTCGGTGACATCGACCCCCTCGACATCCTGCAGGAAGCGATCAAGAAGCACGCTGAGAAGGTCCAGCGGAACCCTACCCGCGTGTCCTCGCGGAACACCCGGAAGCCTGCGAAGCGGCGCTAACCGCCCACTACGGCGGCGACCCCGTCGCCGACTACTGGCGCGGCGACATCACCACCCGCCGACTCATGGCGCTCATTAACGGACTGCCGGAGGACTCTGCACTCCACCGCGCCATGAACGGCAACCACCTGTGGACCACTGAGCACTCCCTGCAATGGTCCACCATCTTCTGGCTTCGGCGCATCGAATCCATGCTCGCCGCACAAGGCGTGCAGAAGAAGCCGAAGGAAGTGAAGCAGCCGAAGGTCCCGTGGGAGGACGACACGGTGAAGCGCACCGGTCATGTCGAGGAAGAGGACCAAGAGGACGCTGTGAAGTTCCTCATGGGCCTGTCGATCCCGAAGGAGGAATGAACTCATGGCTGAGGCATCCGGATGGGGCATCATCCCCGTCACCGTTTCGATGGCTGGTGCGACGAAGGAGCTGAACAAGCAACTCGTCGGACCTGCGAAGAAGGCCGGTAAGGATGCCGGCGACGGGATCGAGAAGGGTGTCGCAGCATCGGCGAAGAAGGCCGCCAGTGCTGTGGAGAAGGCATCGGATCAGCAGGTCCGGGCCCGCGACCGTGCTGCTGATGCGGCGGACAAGACGAAGCTCGCAGAGCTGAAGCTGTCCGAGGTGCTGGACAAGTCGGATGCGAAGGCGTCCGAGATCGCGAACGCGACCGGTCGGCTTGAGAAGGCTCGCCGGGATCAGGCACGTGCGGACAAGGCTGCGGAGACCGCGACGGAGAACCTCGCTGATGCTCAGAAGCGTCTGGACAAGGCGCAGCAGCAGGCGCAGGGGTCCGGTATCGAGGTCTCCGCGTCGATGAAGGACATCAAGGAATCCGCGGGTGACGCTGGCGGGTCGCTGGACAGCCTTGTCGGCAAGCTGGGTGGGATCGCCGGCGCGGCCGCTGGTGTCGGGTCGATTGGCGCGGCGATTGCCGAGGGCTTCGATATGACCCAGGCTGTCGACAAGATGGACCGGCAGCTCGGTCTGACCGGGGCTGCGGCTGAGCAGGCTGGCGCGGAGGTTGGCCAGGCGCTGCGCACAGGTACTGCCGGTGGTGTCGATGAGGCTGTGGGCGCGATCGGTTCCCTCACGGCCCAGTTCGATGATCTGGGGGTGAATGGGTCGCAGACCGCGGGCGACCTCGCGGATAACTTCCTCGCCTTCACGGACACGTTCGGCGTGTCGATGGAGGAGGCGACGCAGACTGCGGGGCAGCTGCTGCAGAACGGGCTTGCCCCGGATGTGGAGTCGGCGGCTGATCTGATGACCTCGGCGTTCCAGCGGGTTCCTGCGGCGATGCGTGAGGAACTGCCGGAGATCATCAACGAGTACGGGCAGAACTTCAAGAACCTCGGGTTCTCTGGCGAGGAGGCGTTCGGCCTGCTCGTGTCTGCCGCAGACAAGGGCAAGTGGGCGCTGGATAAGACTGGCGACGCGTTGAAGGAGTTCACGATCCGTGGCTCTGACATGTCCGCCTCGTCGGTGGAGGCGTACGAGAAGATCGGCCTGTCTGCTGAGGAAATGTCCGACAAGATCGTGCAGGGTGGCCCGGGCGCGCAGGAGGCGTTGAAGCAGGTCGCGGATGGCATCCTGGCGATTGATGATCCGGCGGAGCAGTCGAACACCGCGATCCAGCTCTTCGGCACGCAGATGGAGGATCTTGGCGTTGACCAGGTTCCGGCGTTCATGCAGGCCCTGTCTGAGGGGTCTGGTGGGCTGCAGGATTTCCAGGGGTCGTCTCAGGAGCTCGCAGATCAGATGGCTAACTCCCTGCAGGGGCGGATGAACGCTCTGAAGGGTACGGCCCAGGAGCTTGCTGGCGAGGGCTTCATGAAGCTGTGGGATGCGGTGCAGCCGATCACGGAGTGGGCGAAGAACAATGGCACCTGGCTCGGGCCGCTGGCGGGTGGCCTTGGCGCGCTGGCTGGCTCTGTTCTCCTCGGCGTTGGAGCGATTAAGGCGTGGAACGGTGCTATGGCGCTGTACAAGACGGCGACGGCTATTGCCACTGGTGAGACGTTGCTCTTCAACAATGCTCTGAAGACCAACGTCATTATCCTCCTCGTCTCGGCAGTGGCTGCACTGGTCGCTGGCCTTGTCATCTTCTTCACGAAGACTGAGACCGGCAAGAAGATCTGGCAGGGCTTCATGGATGTCCTGAAGGGGGTCTGGTCCTGGATCAAGGACACCTTCGGACCTGTCTTCTCCTGGCTCGGCGACGTCATCGGCGCCGCGTGGGACGGCATCAAGGGCTACTTCGAGTGGGGCTGGAACAACCTGAAGACCGTCTTCGGGTACATCAGCGACGGGTGGAAGGTTGTCTGGGGCGGCATCCAGTCCGCCTGGGAGTCTGTCGGAAAGCCTGTCGTCGAGTTCCTGGTCCAGTACTTCCAGTGGGGATGGGACAACCTGAAGACCGTCTTCGACTTCATCGGTCAGGCGTGGAGTGTCCTGTGGGACGGCGTCACGATCGCATGGAACTCGGTGATCCAGCCGGTCCTCGATGCCCTGTGGACGGTAGTGTCCACCACCCTCGGAGTGATCGGAACAGTGATCCTCGCCCCGCTGCTGATCGCGTGGAACCTCCTGTCCGCTGGAATCTCGTGGGCGTGGGAGAACCTCATCAAGCCGGCGTGGGACAACCTCTCGACGGTGATCACCTGGCTCTGGGAGAGTGTGCTGCAGCCGATCTTCGGGTGGATCAAGGACCGGTGGGATGAAATGGCCCTCGGAATACAGATCACCTGGGACACCATCATCAAGCCGGCGTGGGATGCACTCTCGGCAGCGGCAAGTTGGCTGTGGAACAACGTCCTGTCCCCGGTGTTCGGCTGGATCAAGGACAAGTGGGATGACATGTCCCGCGGAATTCAGGTGATCTGGGAGAGCGTTATCCGGCCGGTGTGGGATGCCCTCGGCCAGGTCATATCCTTCGTGGTGGAGAACGTCGCGAAGCCTGCGTTTCAGGCGCTCAAGGATGCTCTGTCGTCAGTCGGCGACTTCTTCTCGTCGATCGTTGACGGGATCAAGGGCGTGTGGAACAGCCTGAAGAGTGCCCTCGCTAAGCCGATCAACTTCATGATCAACACCGTCTACAACGGCGGCATCCTGAAGGCCTGGAACACCGTCGCCCGGTTCATCCCCGGGCTGAACCAGGCAGATGAGCTGCAACCCATCGCAGAGAATGCGACTGGTGGCGCGATCCTCGGACCGGGCACCGGAACCAGTGACGACATCCTGTCGTGGCTGTCGAATGGTGAGCACGTCCTCACCGCCGCCGACGTGAAGGCGATGGGTGGTCAGGCTGTCGTCTACCAGCTCCGAGCGCTTCTCGAGAAGGGTGAGAAGTTCACGTGGGACAACGGCCGGCTCTATGTCGACGGACAGTCTCGCGATGACAATGGGCCCCTGTCGCTGGCTCTGCCTGCCTTCGCGAAGGGCGGTGACATCAACGATGGTCGCCCCGCGTGGGAGGCCGCTGTCGAGCGTGGCCACCAGTGGGCACAGCAGCAGAATGGGAAGCCGTACTTGACTGGCTCTCAGTGGCCGTCGGGTGGCGACTGCTCGGGCTTCATGTCGGCGATTGCTGCGGTGATCCTCGGTCAGGAGCCGAATGCCGGTCACTGGGCTACCACGGCTTTCCCCGCCGGTCAGGGTGGAACTGTCACGGCAGCTGGCCAGACTTGGGAGCCGGGCCTGTCCCAGGGATTCTCCATCGGAATTCTCGGTGGCCCGGACTCCGGTGGCCAGAACGGACACACGGCCGGCACCCTGTCGTCCGCTGGGGCTTTCTCCTCCGTCAACGTGGAGTCCGGTGGTGGGCATGGTGGCGTCGCCTACGGCGGCCCTGCTGCTGGCGCAAACGATGGGCAGTTCCCTGGCCAGTACCACCTTCCGATCGGTGCCGATGGTGATTTCGAGGCTGCCGGTAGCGTCTCCCCGGCGAAGAAGAAGCAGTTCCTCCGCGACAAGGTGAAGGATGTCTTCGACGGCATCCTGTCGCCGATCGACGGCATGTTCTCCTCGATGGTTGGCGATCCGCCGCCGGAGTGGTTCGGCATCCCGCCGAAGGCCATGCATGGATCGAAGGACAAGATCGTCGACTTCCTCTTCGACCGGATCGAGGACCTCGGCAACCTATTGGGCAAGGCCTACGATTCGGCGAAGAAGATCGGCGAGGCCATCGGCAACGTCGCCGAGAGCATCGGGAAGGGCACGCTCCATGTCCTGACGGGTGGGCATGTTTTCGACACTGGCGGCATGCTCGCCTCCGGCGGCACCGCGGTGAACAAGTCCGGGAAGCCGGAGCGGATCCTGTCACCTGATCAGACAGAGACGTTCGAGAAGCTCCTCGAGATCCTCCCGGGGCTGCTCGATGGTTCTGTCAGTGTGGATGCTGCCCAGGTTCTCGCTGAGGCGTCTGCGACGTTCGGTGAGAAGCATCCGGATGTGCCCGGGGAGATCAGCGCGTCCATGTCGGACAGTGCGTTGGACTTCTTCGGTCTGAAGGGCACCTGGATGGCTGATCCTGAGGGTGCACTCGGGATCAGCGTGGATAACAAGCAGCAGAATGTTTCTGCTGCGGATCCTTCTGTGGATATCCCGGCGTCGGCTCCGGTGGACACTGCTCCTGTGAGTGATACTGGCGACTATTCGCCGATGTTCGTTGACCTTGATGAGGTTGACCCGCACCGGCATGAGAAGCCGGCGGGGTCAGCAGGCTACGTTTTCGGCATCGTGCAGGCTGCTCAGGATGAAGGGCTGCCGGCCTCTGGCGCCCGTATTGGTGTCGCGACGGCGCTGGTGGAATCCGGTGACCCGATGCAGATGTTCGCCTCGAACGCGGTGCCGGAGTCGCTGAACTACCCGCATGATGCTATCGGGTCGGACCATGATTCGATCGGCCTTTTCCAGCAGCGGCAAGCCGGATGGGGCACCGTCGCTCAGCGCATGGACCCCCATGACTCCGCGATGATGTTCTTCGACGCGATGCTGTCGAAGTTCCCGAACTGGCAGTCCATGGACCCCGGGGCAGTAGCCCAGGGTGTGCAGGTGAGTGCGTTCCCGGACCGGTACAACACCAAGATGTCCCGGGCGGAAGAGCTCGTCGCGGAGGCTGGCCTCTACGACCAGGGCGGAATCCTCCCCGACGGGGCGCTCGCGGTGAACCTGAGTGGCTCCCCGGAGCACGTCTTCACCGACAATGCGATGTCGAACTTCGTGGACGCTACGGCGTCGCTCGAGGAAGCGACTACCAAGCTCGAGAAGTTCGCCAACGGTCTCTCACTGGCTAAGCCGGCTGAGGTTCCGGTCATGGTGTCGGGTGAAGGCTCTGCTGATCTGGATGATTCCCCATCAGCGTCCGTAGCTCAGGGCGGGAAGAACGCCACGGGCGGCGGAATGGTCGTGAACCTGACGATGGAGAACGTGCAGACGCAGGATCCGGCCGCCGCGTCCCGCGAAGTCATGCGCGAGGCAAAGCGCGTGCTCGCCCAGTTCGCCTGACGATAAGGAGGTGCCCGTGGAGGGACTCGCGCAGGATGCTGTGGTCATCTGGACTGCAGCGGATGGTCGGCAGATTCACCTGTCTGGTGGTCCTGATCAGATGAGGGAGGAGGTGGGATTGTCCCAGGGCGTCGATGGTATCGGCGGTCTGGAGCCCACTGCCGCTTTCGCTCAGGCTGCGCACCAGATCGGCGAGGACATCACGCAGTGGACGTACTCGCACGGTGAGATTGATCTTCCGCTGGCGGTGTTCGGCTCGTCGGCTGGTGAGGTTCAGGCCCGCCGGGAGTGGGTGAAGTCGATGTTCTCCCGTGATCGTGCGGGGTGGTTGTGTCTGTGGACTCCGGTGACGGGGTGGCGGTGGATTCGGTGTCGACTGCGGTCGATGAAGCCGGCGTTGTCGTCGTCTCCGTTGCCGGGGCGGCGGATCGATCTGGATCTGGTTCTCATCGCTGAGGATCCTCGGTCGGAGGAGAAGCCTGCTTCGTCACAGTGGCGTAATGCTGGTGGGTCGTCGCATGGGTCTCTGACACTGTGGTCGGGGCCTGAGTGGGTGTCGTGGCCGACTTTTGTGGTGTCTGGGCCGGGGTCGGTGGAGTTGTCGATGGAGGGCTCCACGATCCGGCTGCCGTCGCTTGAGGTTGGGGAGCGGTGCTTGCTGCAGTCGGATCCGGCGCGGGGCGTTCTCCGCTCGGTGGCGGCTGACGGGTCCTCGCGGAACAGGTGGCCTGATGTTGTCGGCTACCTCGCTAACCCGATCCCTGCGGACTCCGTG